CAGCAGCGGCCGAAAGTTCTCGGGGCGTTTCGTGAGAATCAACCAGGTCAGGTTGGGCGTGTCCTCGATCAGCCGCACCGTATCGCGGCGCGGCTGGACCAGATCGGGGTGGTCCTCGAGAAAATCGCCCATCGACTGCAAGAAGACTTTGTCGCGGCGGCCGGCGGCCTCGGCGGACCGGTTCCATTTCAGCGGCTCGGCGTAGGCCCCCGGCCCGCGGATTTTGCGGGGCGAATCGCCCCAGCAGTCGTGGCCGTAGCGGTGGCTGGTCGCCGCGGCGTAGCAGTTTTCGCAACCCCGGCGGCCGGGCAGTTTTTCGCAGCCCCACCAGGGATTAAAGGTGTGGTCGGTCCAGCCGATTTTGGAGTTGGCTCCCATTGGCGTCTTCCTTTCGGGCCATGAGCGGTAATTCATCAATCAGCAATCAGCAATCGGCAATCTTCAATCCGTTTGCTGTTCGTCGTCGGCCCCTTCCTTCTCGGTCACATCGACCACGCAGACGGCGGCGCGGCCGACCACGGCAACCGGGTGGGCCCACTTCCCGGCCGGCTCCGGGGTCCATCGCACGGCACAGAACAACGCGGCAAGCTGGCGGGGATCGCAAACGGTACGAATGATCTTGTGGCCGGCTTCGTCGCGTTCGTCCAGGTTGCGGATCACGTCGGCGGCGTCGAGCATTTCGCGAAGCGTGTACTTCGACAGGTCGGGCGGGTCGCCGGCGGGCCGCATTTCGTCGTCGGCCGCGTACATCGAGTGGTACAGGCAGGCTGCGTTGATCTCCTCGGCCCGCTGGCGGTCCATGGAAGTTGGAAGGGTGAAGGGTGAAGGGTGAAGGCCGGCGGCCTTGGCGCAGGCCATTTCGGCGATTCGCTCGGCGGCGTTGATGACGGTATTCGATAGCGTGGTGGCGGCAATCGCGCAGTCGGCCAGGTGGTCCGTCGGCTCGGCTCGCTTCTCGCGGGCGCGTAGTTCGCGGACCAGGTCGGCCGTCTGGCTCATCACGTCAATCGGGCCTTTGTGGCTCGCCAGGCCGGCCACCTCGGCAAGGGTGGTCGCGGCGGCGCTGAGCACCCCGGCATGGGCCCGGGCTCGGTGGGCGGCCTTCGCGGCGGCCGTGGCCACGGCGTCGTTGCGTTCGGACAACTGGCGTACCATGGCGCCCAGTTGGCGGACCAGGTCGGCCGGGTCGACGAGTCCGTTGTCGTCGGGCGTGGCGTCCAGGCTTAATATCTCCACGGCGTCCAGTAGGGCGTTGCACGTCCGGGCGTAGCATGTCACCCGCGCGGCCGCCTGGTCGATCAGGTCGTCGGGGATCTCGCCTTCGGGGTCGACGCCCATGGCTTCGGCCAGGCGGAGCGTTTGTTCGGTCACTTCGCGGAGCCGAACGAATTCGACGGGGACAAAAGCGGCCGCTTCCAGTTTGGCGGTGGCATTTTCGCTGAGCATGGCGGTTTCCTTTCACTCTTCAAACTTCCCGTTTTCAAACTTCAAAAAGCCGGCCCGGGTCGGGCCTGGGTGGGGGCGACAGGTTACCGGTCCCCGGGCCGGCGGCTACGATCAGAGGTTAGGTCTCGTCGTCGACCTCCGTGTTGTCGGGGAAGAGGTCGGGCACGGGGGCCTCGTCCACAATGGCCGTCGGGTCCGGAGCGGCCGGCTGAGGCCGGCTGGGCTCCGGCGGCGTCCCAGCGATCGTGGGCGACTCCGAGGATGGACGGATATCAAAATAGATCCCGGCCGGCTTCACGACCGGGCGGTAGCTGCGGGGCTGGTCGCCGGGGGCCAACAGGCGGGCGAACCAGGTCTCGTCGGCCGGGCGAAGCTGAAAATGGCCGGCGGCCACGGCACCGGCCGAGTCGGCGATCGTTCCGCGGGTCGGGTTCAGCGGGTAACCGTCCATCGGGTTCTGCACGCGGACGATTCGCAGCGTCTGGCCGTTGATCGACTCGAGCTTCAGACAGTCGCCGACCTGGAGGTGGTAGGTGGCCGCAAGTGATTGAGCGATATTGAAACGGAGGTAGTCGCCTCCGCGGTTTCGGCCGCGCGAGATCGTCAGCGGGGCGGCCGGCGTGCGGCGGCGGTGGCGTCGGGGTTTTCCGATGGCGGTGGCGGTCTTGGTATCGGTACTCATGGGTCGGGGTTTCCTTTCTTGAAGTGGTGGGGAGAAAGCGTGATTGATGATTTCCGATTGATGATTGTTGATTGTTGAAGTTGGAGCTTCGCGTTCTTCCTTCGTCAATCGACAATCGGCAATCATCAATCGTCAATCCGTTTCTGGCTCACGGCTTCTCTCGGCTCCTTGCGGTTGGCGTCGTCGCGGACGATCGGCACGCAGCGCGGGGCGTCGATCGCCAGGGCGACCTTTCCGGATTTACGGGGTTTCAGCACAGTGACAACGGCGTTCCCGATCGTCACGGACTGGCCAGGTCGTCGGTCGATAATCAGCATGAGTCGGTTTCCTTTCCGGTGGTTGGGATTCAGACAACGGCCTCGTCGCGGGCGGCGCGGTCGGCCGGGTCGAACAGGGTCTGGCCGGTGGCGTAGCGGGCGGCCAGGACGCGGATCTTCTCGTCGGTTCCCGGCTGGGCCTCGGTCGGCTCGGTCGCCTCGGCGCGGTACTCGTTCTCCCGGCCTACGGTGGCGGCGAATCGGGCGCGGTCGGTGAAGCAGAAGCCGGGATAGCGGCGGTTGGCGGCCCAGGTCAAAATACCCTGGAGCTTGTGGAGGTCGCCGGCGGCGACGATGCGATCGAGCCGGGCCAGTGTGCGGGCGTCGTTCGCCGCGCGGGCGGCGGCCCGGAGGCGGACGGTCAGCCGGCGAAGCGTGCGGCGGCGGGTCCGGTCGATCTGGTCGCGGTCGAGCCGGACCGTCGAAAGCGTCGGCTGGCCCTCCTCGTGGGATCGTTTTGGCATCTTTGGTTTCCTTTCGTGGTTGGGGCGTTGTCAGGCATCCGAGGGGATATCAAAACTCCGCGGGGCGCCCCTGCCCCTGGGCGCCCCGCGGCGGTGAGCGGACTACGGGGAGCCGTAGTAGACGGGCAGGTCGACCTCTTCGGCGGACAGCACGGCACCGATGCGGGTGCGGATGTCGGCCTGGTGGTCGTCGACGGCGGCGCGGAGCTCGGTCTGGCTCGGGGAGAGCCGGACCGTCTGGGCGGTGGTGTCCAGGGTAACCAGCACGCCCACCCCGTAGGCGTTCCGCTCGCCGGCCACGTCGTAGACGGGCACGGTCAGCCGGAGCTCCTCGGGGATGTCGGTCGCCTGGGCCACCTCGGCCTCGACGCCGTGGCCCAACGACTCGCGGCCGTGTTGGACGGTCCCGGCGGTCTGGTCGGTCCGGGCCCAGGTGAGCGAGCGAAACGGCGCGGCCAGGTCGGGCCGCTCGCACTGGACGCGGAGGAAATCGACCACCTCCTTCTGGCCCATCGCGGCCCGGTTGCGCTCGAAGGCCATGGCGCAGAGGAGTTGAAACACCTCGGCCTGGGGTAAGTCGAGCGTGACCCGGTCGCATCGGTAGCCGTCGTGGTCCAGGATCAAGACCACGGCCTCGGGCCCGTGGTAGATCGCCGGGGTGTGGGCCGGCGTCTGTTCGTCGGGGCCATCAACGCAGGTCTTCGCGGCCCGGACGGCCCAGGCGGTCAGGTCGCACAGGGCGTTGACCGTGTGGGCCCGGGCGGGGATCGGGCGGGGGTTGCCGACCAACTCGCCGTTGTAGGCGGCAACAAGCTGGCGTTCGTTGCTCAGGGCGTGGATCGTCTCGGGCTTCTTGGCCCGGGACTCCATCGCGGCGATTTCCTGGATCGCCTTTTCGGTCAGTTCGGACATTCTTGGTATTCCTTACGGGTTGGAAAATGTGGGGTAGTGTAAACGTGTAAGAGGTGGTCGGGGTTAGTCGACGTCGTGGACGTCTTCCTCGGTCGCTCCGTCAACGGCGGCGTGGCCGTCCAGGGTGCGTTGTCGGGGGTTTTTCAGTTCGTCCTCATTGAACTGCAACAAGCCCTGGTGGGTGGCGGCCATCGTGTAGTCGCGGGTCTGTTGCGTGGGGATGGTCGTCTTGAACTGGAAGGCGACCTTCACGCCGGCCAGGTAGACGGCCTGGGTCTCCTCGTCGTGGTCGGCCACCGGCCAAAGTTCGACCTGCATGACCACCTTGCGGTGGCGGTCGTCGCCGGGTCGGTCCTGGCAGTCGCGTACCGCCTGGGTCAGACGTTGCAGAAACGCGGCGGCCGGGCGGCCTCCGTCCAGATCGTGGAGCGATTCAAGATTCAACGGCTTGATGGCCATCGTTGGCGGTCCTTTTCGTGCGTGGGGTCAGGTCGAGGCGGGCCAGGGTCGGCCCGGGGAGACGTTTGCGGATCATGCCGAGATAGAGCCGGCCGGGTGAGGCGCGGATCCGGCCGGCCTCGCGGGCGGACCGGACGGACTCGGCACAGTGTTCGACGTCCTCGAGCGCGGCGTCGTGGTCGTAGACGGCCTCGGCGATCCGGCGGTAGATGGACGGGTCGGTTTCCGAATCGGCCACGGCCCGGGCCTGGTAGTCGACCAGGGCCTCCTTTTGACCGCGGAGTTGCTCGGCCTTGGTTCCGGCGGCTTCGACGATGCGGGCGCAGTCGGTTGCGCTGAAGGGGACCGGAACGTGGCGCCCATGGTCCATGGTGTCTATGGTTCCATGGGTATGGGATAATCGAAGATTATCCTTTTCTATGTCCATGGGGGATCGCGGGGGTTTTCGTCGTTTGGCCGGGGGGTGAGTTACGAAAACCCCCGGGGGGTTTGTTGCGTTTTCCTCGGGATTGGCGCGTTTTTGCGAAAACCCCCGCGGGGGTTTTTGCGCAGAAACCCCCGCGGGGGTTTTCGTCGTTTCGGCCGGCTCCTCCGGGGGGAAAGTTCGTTGGGCCGGTTGGTCCTCTTCCACGGCCAGCGGCAACCGTTGCTGGGGGTCCGGCCGTTCCTCGCGTTGGCCGGGGGCTGGCTGGTAGACGTAGACCTGGTAGACGCCGCGGCGGGAGCGGTCCACGACGTCGACCAGGTCGGCGGCGGCCAGCGCGTCGAGCCAGTCGCGGGCCGTTCGGGCGTCCCGTCCCAGCCGGGACGCCCAGGCGGCGGCCGTGGTCACGACATGGCCCGGCCGGCCCCCGGCCAGGTCCCAAAGGTCCAGGAAGGCGAGCTTCACGGCCGGGCCGATCGAGCGGGAGGCCAAGAGCGGGCGGAGTGGGTCGAGGTCAGTCAACGTGTCTTCCTTGCGTGCAACGGCTGTCGGGAGTATGGGGACCGGAAGAAGCGAGCGCGGATCAAGCGGGCCAGTATTGTTCGATCTGGCCGACCAACTCCTCGGCCATGTCCGTGCACGCATCGTCCTTCGCGACGGCCACGGCGGCCTCGGTCACGAGGGCCGCGTCTTGCGTGCGGATCGCCTCCCGGGAGAGCCGGGTGGCCTCCTCGTCGTGTTGCTTGCCGATCTGTCGGACAACGGTCAACAGGCGGCTCTTGGCCGTCGCGGGGCTGGGCTTGCGGGTTCGTTTCTTGGCCATGGTGGTTTCCTTTCAGGTAACGGGGTCAGGTGTAGCGGAGGATGCGAATTCCACGGGTCACGCCCTCATCGCGTTCGATGTAGCCCTTCTTGGCCAGGGCTTCGAGATGGCCGACGGTCGCGCTAATGTGCACCCCAAGCCGGCGGGAGATTTCGCGGATCGTCGGCGGATAGCCGCGGTCGGTGAGCGATTCCCGGATGATCTCCAGGACTTCCGCTTGCCGGTCGGTCAGTGGGGAAATCGTTGTGCTGGCCATGTTTGATCGTCTCGCGTAGTGGCGTTCAGTGGTCGACTGTGCTGGAGTCTACGGGAGACCGTCGGGGCGATGTCGAAATAAGGTGACGGCGTTGCAACTCGTGATGATCCCACGACTTGAGAGCGGGGCGCGTCAAAAGCCCCCTTGAGTTCCCCGGCGACATTTCGGCGACCTTCCGGCGAGTCGGCGAAACTGGCGATCTAAGAAAATCTGAAGAATTCCAGAATTCCCAAATCGGCCCGGATCGGCCGCCGTCACCTTAGCCGTCACCTGGGCCGGAACTAACAGCCGCCGAAGGCACTTAGCGAGAAGAGAGAGGGCCCGTCCCCGCCGAGTTTCCTGGCGAGTTCGGGCCCAGTTGGGCATCCAGATTTGACTGGGGGTCAAAAGGTCGCTGGTTCGAATCCAGTCGCCCCGACTTGTAACGTTCTTTGACAACTCGACTTACGTTGACGGATTTTCCTCGGATTCGTTGTCGGAGGGCCCGCCGTCACCTAAACCGTCACCTTGCGCCCAGATTTGGGCCGCCAGGTCGTCGGCCTCGCGGTGATGGTAGTTTCGTCGTGTTGTCCGCGGGTCCTTGTGGCGTTGCCATTTGGCCAGGTCGATTTCGGATAATCGATCGGCCAAACGCATCGTCAGGGCACGTTTCCCGATGTCGTGGGAAGTGGCCTTCTTGCGAACGTCGGACTTTTCGCCCGTTTCCGGATCGATCTTGGTCCTGGACTCCAGGGCGGTGATCACGCCGGCCTTGACGCCGATCTTCGCTACCACCTCGCCGGCCCAGGTCTTGGAGACCTGGCGGGCCCGGCCTCGGTCCTTCTTGTTGCGGCTGGCCAGCAGCGGAAAGACGCGGCCGTGGCGAAACGGGTAAGGCGTGGCGTCGATCAGGGCCCAGAATTCGGGCGTGATCGGCTGGTATTGCTGCTTCCGTCGCTTTTGGCCGCGCTTGGCGAACCGGACCATCGGGTACCGGCCGCCAAGGTACAAGCTTACGTTCGTCGAGTCGTCCCAGGATAGCTCCCAGAGTTCTCCCAATCGAAAACCGGACTCCCAGAGCCCCCGAAGAAAATGCTCCCACTGGGCGGCGTCCCTCGTGCGTACCTTCGGGACGGCCATCAGGATCCGCTCGAATTCCTCCAGGGTGATCGGGCGGCTCCGCATGTCGTCGCCGTCGCCCCCGTCGATTTCGATTGCGACCCGTTGGGATAGCAGGCCGATTCGATGGGCCCAGTTCAACGCGACCCGTAGGGTCTTGAGATAGGAGGCGATCGTCGCGTCGCTGACGATTTCGGTCTTCCGCTCGAGCTTCTTGCGGAGCTTCGCCGTGAAGCGGGAAATTGACGAGGAATTCACCTCGTCCAGGAATTGGGGCTTCATCAGGTCGGCGTAGTGGGCCCGGACCGTGCCCCAGGCGTTGCGGTAGCCGGGTGACTTCGAAGCGAGCCGCTCGGTTTCGTAGCGATCGCAAAATCGGGTCCAGGTCACGTCGACCGAATCCTCGCCCAGCAGGCCGAGTTTTCGGGAAAGCTCGATTGCCGCGTCGCGGGCCGGCCCTTCGGTCGTACAGCCGGTCGATTGCTGGTGGGAGTCGCCGGCCTCGTCCGTGTACCGTAGGACGTAGTAGGGCCGGCTTCGGGTCGGCCGAAGCAGACTCACCCCGGGGTGGAGAGTGACGCCCTTGCGGCGTCTTACTCGTCGTCGCCGTCTTCGCTTGGCCATTCGTCTTGGTTCCTTTCAATGAAACGGTGGAATTCGGCCCCGGAGATCAGGCGTTTCTGCTGGCGGGTCTTCTGGAAGTAGCGGAGCCCCCGGGGGCCCTTGTAGTAGCCATTGAGTTGATCCTCACTGATGTTCAGGATTTGTAGGATCTGCTGGTCGGTGTAGACTCGATCGGCGTGAATCGTCCCGTCGTAGTTCATTTGGTTACCTGTCTGCTTTAGGGGGTTGACAGGTCGCCAGAGACCGACTAGGATTGCGCGTACAACTCACGCGGGGTCGTCTGGCGGCCCTTGTGAAATGCCGAGTCAGGGACTGGTGTGCAAAGCTAACCCCTGGCCAGGCAACGGTTTGCGGGGGCCATCGGCGGCCCCCTTTTCTTTTGCCTACGCGATCAATCCATAGGCCCTCCCCGCCGGTCTTGGCGTTGGGGTGAAGCCGCGCAGACGCTCAGCGCGGCGGGAATCCAGGGGAAAAAGAGAGCGGCGCGTTACGCGCCGAGAGAATACATCCGTGGATGGCCCGTGCATGGGTTTCGTCGCTTCTGCACGTGGTGCGTTGCGGATCGGGCCTCGACTGCTCCAACAGTCGGGGCCCACTTTTTTGCGCAACGGATTCAGGTTTTGCCTGAATATACGGCGAGAAAACCGATCTGTAAACCCTCGCATGGCACGGAGAATGGACCACGTCCCGATCGACGGTGCATCTGGCTGCAGCGGGACACCGGCGGCCGCCTGGCCGGTTCGGTCATCGTGATTGTGAGGATTAGTGTACGCATGAACAGTACACAATGTCAAGAGGCCAAACCGCACAATCCGCATAATCTGCCCCGGGGGTGCCAGCCAGGATGCCACTGCAACGCCGGATACCGCCGGGAGCCTCGACTCCCAGCGGCTCTGTTCGGGCCCTCTCAGGAAGACCCCGGCACGGTTGCCCGTACACGACCGCGTTGCCGCGACCGAACGCCGAAACCGCCGAGAGCCGAGGCTCCCGGCCTGAGAGAGTTTGAACACCCGAATCCTGACGCGATTCGTGGCATTTGTCAAGCGATTGCCGCGGCGACTCGACCGGTCGGGCAAGGCGTACCGGCTGGCTGTTGACGGAAACCCCCCGAGATTACAAAACATTTACATGGCGGGATTTGCAGTGCGGGGCGTCGGTTGGTACGATCGGGCCATGCCGTGGATGTACGATCCGCCGCCGGGGCGTCTGGTCGGCTATGCCGCCTTCCTGGCCGTGGTCGCGATCGTGGCGGGCATCGTGGAGTTGATCCGGTGGATTGTCGGGTAATCGAAGGGAGGCCGTTGTGAGCAAGCTGGGCGTAATCGTCGTGGGAGTGGCGTCTGGGGCGGGCGGGTTGTTTCTGGGGCTGGTCTTGGCGCTGGCGACCGAGTCGACCGATCAGGAGAAGATCGACCAGGCCGTGGCCGAGGCGGTCGCCGGACCGGAGGCGCGGTGCAAGGAGCTTCGGGCGGAAGTGGCCGAGGTTCGCGCGAAGTTGGCCCAGGCGGAGCAGGCGGCGGAGACCAAGGAGCCCGACGACGCGGCCAGGCGGGCGGCGGAGACCGCGCAGCGGTTGGTGGGGATCACGCCGCTACGGGAGAAACAGACGAGCGTGGAGTTCGGCGGGTCGATTACGCTCGATTCGGTCCGGATCGATCTCGAGCGGGCCGAGAGGGCCGAGGATGGAACGGTCCGGGTCTTCTGGCGGCTGGCCAATGTTTCCGAAGGGGAGGTGTTCGAGCCGGAAACGCTCTTCTTGGCCTATGACAATTTCGGGAACCAGTGTGACACGAGTTTCGTTAAGCTGGTCGACGGCGGAGGCATCCCGGAACTTAGGCCAGGCGAGTTCGTGAACCTGGCGTCGACGATCACGCCGAAGATTGCGACGGCCACCTCGTTTGACGTTCGGGTCTGTCAGCGGTCGACCGTTCGGCAATACGACGTGACGGACGGACCTGATTGGCATTTTCGGATCACCGCGGCGGAGCTAGCGGAGTAGTTCCGCCACGTCGACGCCTAGGGCGGCGGCCATCGCGTCGAGGGTTTCGAGGCTGGGGAGCTTTCTTGCGGTCTCGGCGTCGGACCAGGTGGCCTGACGCAGCCCGGCACGCTCGGCGGCGGCGGCCTGGGACAACCCGGCCGCGGTGCGCAGGGCGGCCAGGTTGGCGGCGACTCGGTCGCGGGCCGTGCGGGGGCGTTTCTTGCGGGGCATTACTCGCAATCCTTTCGAGTTCGGTGGCTCGTTATTCTTCGCTCGGCGGTTCCAACTCGACGCCGAGTAGTTGCTCCAGTTGCTCAATCCACTCGGCGGTTGGCCGGAGGTGGCCGCACTCCCAGCGGTTCAGCGTTTTGCGGCTGATGCCGAGGCGTCGGCAGGCCTCGGCTGCCGACCAGCCGATCGCCTCGCGCGCGTCGCGGAGTCGACTCGGCAAGTCGGGCTCCAACAATCCGGCCCGGCGGAGTTTGTCGCGGACGAGGCCGCGGATTTGCCGCTGCGCGGCCAGTACGCGATGGTCGATCTCTCGCAGCAACTCGCCCACCTGGTATCGGCTCGTGCCGCGCCGGCAGACGGCCAACACCTCAAGGCCCGGGATCGCGTGGACCATCACGCGGTGGCCATAGCGTCGGATTTGGTAGGGCGGTTTGTTGGGCATGGCCATGCAAATAGGCCGCAGCGCCGCCGGCCGCACGGTGCGACTGGTGGCGGCGCTGCGGGAGAGTGTTAGTCGTCCAGCCTAGTGACCGTGAATTCGCAGCCCTCGGCATCACGGCCGCAAGCCTCCTCGCTGCCAGCAACCACCGACGCAACTGCCTCTTTCAGCGCGGAGTCTGCATCGCCTGGCAGGTCGGCCGCGGAACCCTCGTAGATCGTTTGGTCACCCTCGTTGACGAGAATCATACATGGGCGCTTGTCCAGCTGGCAATCCTCGGGGTAGAGTTCTTCGACTTCGCGGGCGGCCTCTTCCTCGTCGTCGACCTGGTCGAGCCCCAGCGCGGCGTAGTGGTCGCGGCTGATTTCCAGCGAATCGAGTACGGCGGCGTAGGCGTCGAAGCCGCCGACCAGGTCGCCGGGGAGGAGGATCGGCGGGATCAGGTTGGGATTCTCTCGCCATTGCGGCAGACTAACGCCGTCGACGGCGCCGAGCTTGATATTGTCGGCCAGGTCGCGGAGCTTGTAGACCTTGATTTCGCCGTACTTCGTGGTCGCTACGGTGGCAGTTTTCATCGTTCGGTTTCCTTTCGATTGGGGTTGGTGGATTTACTCGCAGAGTTGGGCGACGTGGGACCGCCAGGCCATCGAACCGACGATGATCTCGACATCCCAGGGGCCCGCGTTGCCGCGGTCGGCGGCGGCCATGTCGCGCTCGGGGGTGGCGGGGACCAGGTGGTCGGCCAGGCGGAGCGTTCGGCCGTCGCGCTGGTAGTATTCCGAGCCGCTTTCCGATTCGTGGGTCAGCGCCCAGCCGGCGGCCAGCAGATCGGCACGGGCGGCGGCCCAGGCTTCCATTAGGGCCGTTTCCTCGGCCTGGCGGGCCTTCCAGCCGGCCGCCTCGCGGTTGCGCCGCTCGTTTCGCTCGGCGGCCACGCCGCGGACGGCATCGAGCAACTCGTCGGCTGTGCAGCCGAGGCCGGCCGCCTCGCGGTCGATCCGGGCGGCGAAGGCGGCCTTCGTCTTGCGGTTTTGGATCTTGGCCAGCTTGGCGGCCGTGTTTCGGATGGCGTTGGTTCGCGTGTTGGTCATTTGCTCGTTTCCTTTCGTTCGCCCCACATTCTTATTATACGGCAGAGCGTATAGAAAGGAAGAGGAAAAACCGAATCGGGGCGAAAAAAGACGATACGCTAAAGCGTATGGCAGCAAGGGGTTACGGCGACGCGAAAAAGTATTTTCGAGAAAATTCGGCCGGTGAGGGCGAACGCACTACAGGGGGAAGGAAACCGCCGAGACGCGAAGGGACTCGCTTCTCGCCGTTATCCTTTCTGGGGTATCTGATTGATGATTGATTGTCGAGGGAGTTCGCTCGCCTGTCTTCCTTCATCAATCAGCAATCGCTAATCATCAATCGTCAATCTCTTCCTGGCTCGTGGCGTCGCGCGCGATCAAGGGCGGCGAGTACGGTCTCCACAATCAGCCGCGGGTCGAACAACTCGCGGGCTCGATCGCGGATCGGATTGAGGTCCCACTCGTGGAGGTCCTCCACGGCGGAAACGACGGCCGCCGCGTCGGCCAGGTCGTCGATGTACAGGCCGGTTTGGTCGGGCTCGATCCAGGGGGCGGTCGAGCGGTGGCCGATGACGGGGCAGCCGGACAGCAGGATCTCAGCCAGGGCCAGGGGGCCGTGGTCGTCGGCGGAGAGGTAGACCGCGGCGCGGCTCTGACGGGCCAGGGTCAAGAGCGTGTTGCGGCTGTGGGTCCCGTATCGCAGCACCACGGCCCGGGGCCAGCGGTCGCGCAGGGCGGTGACCAGGTCGTCGTAGGGGCCCGATTTGTAGTAGATCAGCAAGGGGAAGAACGGCAGGGTTCCCAGGTCGGGCGGCTCGGGCCAGACGGGATAGGGGACCGGGCAGATCTCCGCGGCGTTGTGTTGGCCCAGGCCCCGGCGGATGCAGTCGGCATACTCGGGCGTATGGCAGAAGATGAGCCGGCAGGTCGGGGCCCGGGCGATCGTCCGCTCGTGGCGGGTGGCGTTGGGACGGACGCGGTTCACCCAGAGCATGTTGGGGCCGATGATGAACGGCCGGCCGGCGGTCGCGTCGCGGGCGGCGGCTCGGGCCTGGCCGGCGTTCCAATACCAAGGGATCGCGGTATCGCAAGCGGAGGCCGCGATCGAGAGCCATTCGGGCAGGCCGAACTTCTCGAGGTAGTGGACCAACCCGGCCATCCCGACGGCCGGCCCGCGGCGGATCTCGCCTTCGGCCGGCGGGGAGTAGATCAGGCGGACGGTGGAAGGGTGAAGGGCGGTCATGGAAGTTTGAAGGGTGAAGGGTGAAGGGTGAAACATCGGGCGAAATCGGCCATTTTTGCGGGCCTCGGGGTAGGGTTTCGGGGGCAAATGTCGGGTTTTATGGTCCGGAGAAAGGGCATTTTCGGACCGAGGGGGTGATTTTGCAGGAGGAGGCGGAGGCGGCGATTCGTTCGGCCAGGCGGCGGACGTTGCGGGAGAAGTCGCCGTCGACGCTGGCCAGGGTGGATCGTTCGAGGGCGCGGGCCGCGGATTGGGCGACGTAGGAGACGTGGCAGTCCTGGACCCGGGCGGTATCCACCAATAGCGGCAACGCAGCGGCGGCATGGTCGGGGGTCAGGCCGGCCCGTTGGATGATATCCAGCGCGGCCAGTTGGTCGATCAGCGGGTTATAGAGACAACGGGCCTCGGTGACCGGGACCAGGTAGCCGCGGCGGCCGGGCCGCATGATCCGCCAACGGCGGCCGAGCCGGGCCAGGACGAAGACCCCGCGGCGGACCCCGATCTCGATCTGGTTTTCCATTTCGGCCCGCGTGGCCCGGGCCTTCTTCATCCGTCGGCGGCTGAGTTTCATGGGTTGGGGCCCTCAAGTTGAACAACCGGGATGGCGTCAGTCGGACAGCGATATACCCACTCGACGTCGCCAACACGGTAGCGGCGGGGTCGCATCGCCTCGAGTTCCATAACCTGGGCGATCAGGTCGGCGTTTATCTTGGCCAGCGCGACGATACACTCGTGGGCGGGTCGGCCGGCGCGGTGGAAGGCGGCCACAACCGCGTTGTTGCGGACGGCGTCGGCGTAGCTTTCGATCGGCGGCGCTTTCACGGACGGGGCCTTTCTCTTGGCGGCGGAGGAATGGTCGCGGGCGTGGGGATACTAAAACGGTCTTGCCGTTACTCCCGGGCGAATGTTGGGATTGTCGAGGTCGATTCCCGGCGGGTCGTAGACGGTTAGCTCGGCCTTGGCCGTCGCGCCGCGGCCCATGCGGTGCCAGCCCCGGGGGCCCATGCCGGATAGGTGGCGGTGGCCTGTGTGGGTGCGGTGGATCGAGTAGGGTTTCCATCCGTAGGCGATGGGGTCGGCCTCGGGCGTGTTGCAGTTGGAGAGCTTGGCGGCCAGGGCCGCGTCTTCGCCGTTGCTTTGGTCCGGCGGGTAACCCCCGGCTTCACGGAATACATTGCAGGAAAAGGCCCAGGCGGCGTGGTAGCATTTCCAGGCCGGGTCGGCCGGGGTGTTGGTGGCGATCTGGATCAGGTCGCCGGACCCGTCGCGGGTAACGTCGAGCACGACCGACGGGCGGATCCAGTCGGCATCGGAGACGGCCATCGTCTCGGCCTGGGCTTTCAGGGCGTGGGGCAGATAGAGATCGTCATCGTCCCAGGGGGCAATTACGTCGGTGTCGGGGTCGATCAGGCTGGCCGCGGCGTTGCGCTTCTGGCCGAGGCTGTCGAAGCGGACACCGGTCGAGACGACCCGCCAACGGTCGCCGGTCGGCTGGTCGGGGTACTGGCCGGCGTCGTCAAGGATCACCAGCCGGCGGTTTTCGTAGGTCTGGCGCTCGAAACAGCGGATCATCTGGCCGAGTAGCTCCGGCCGGCGGAACGTACAGCAAACGGCGGCGATTCTTAGTTGCGTGCGAGGGCTTCCGGGAGTATGGGGGCCGGGTGAAGCGGGACGGGGCGAGTTGGTCATGGGAAGTCCGAAGGGTGAAGGGTGAAGGGTGGATTGATGATTGCCGATTGATGATTGCTGATTGTTGAAGTGGAGCGTATTACCTTCGGCAATCAACAATCGCCGATCATCAATAGCCAAATACCTCGTAGTCGGCGGCGTAGTAGTCGGTAAGGGCTTGGGCGGAGGAGAGGGAGAGGGCCAGAGCGGACAAATCAAGTGGGTACTGCGCGGCGTTTTTGTGTGGCAGGGGATGGGCGCGATGATCGAGGCCGCAGTAGTTGGCCAGGCGGGCGTAGTCCTGGGTCAGGTTCTCGTAGCGGCCGACGAAATCGACGATGATTTTTCGCGGGCCGGCACATAGGAACCGATGCTGGGGGCGGAAGTGGACGTCGTCGCGGACGCGCTTCGGCATCGTGGGAAACGCGGCGGCAAAGGCCTCGAGCGTCGCGTAGTCGCGGACCCAGGCGGATATGGCGGCGTTGGCGGTCGCCCAACGGTGGTCGGGCGGCATATTGAAAAGGTAGTGGTAGGCCGAGGCGAAGCGGGTGAGCGGATCGCGGACGAAGCCGGCCTTGACGCATCGCTTCCAGGACGTGGGAGTCAGGCGGCGGCGGACGTCGCGGGCGCGGACGTGGCCGGCCCATTGGTCCCAGATGTCCAGGGCTTCGAAGCTACTGCCCCCGGTACGTGGGACGTGAAAATATAACAGGTTGTATTCGTCGGAGTAGTTGCAGGCGGCGGGGAGGTTCATGGGGCGTTCCTTTCTTTTCCGTGTTTTCCGTGGTTCTCTCGGCGGCTCGGCGTCTCGGCGGTTGGCTCGTCTTCCTTACACGGGCCGGGGGCCCATGCTACGGGCGGCTACTTGAACAGGTCGTTCGGGTTCGCCAGCGTTCCGATGAAATCGGCGGACTGGCGCAAGGGGCCGGCCAGGTCGTCGCCTAGGGCCGAATTGCCGATGCCGATGTGTTCGACCAGGCTGGGCGAGTGATACCAACAGGCCAGGCCGGCGGTTTGCAGGAATTTGCCGATCTCGGCGTCGGCGTTGTAGTTGGACTGGCGCGGGCCAAGCGTTTCCACGATTCGCTCCGCCGAAAGGCGTGGAAAAATCCAGGCCTGGGAACCGGCCAGGGCCCAGCCGCGGTTCTGGGTTCGCCATTGGCGGCCGAGGCCCCGGCGGCGCGGGGCGTAGGCGGCCGGGCAGTAGGGGGAGACCAGGCCGATCGTGTCGGGCTCGGCTGGCCACAACTCGCGGTCGAGGTAGTCGGCCAGGCCGCGGCAGAGGATGACGTCGTCTTCCAGTAGAAAGATCGCCTCGGCCTTGGGGCGGGCGTCGAGCGTGGCGGCCAGGGCCGAGAGGTAGGCCGTGTAGTGGCCCGACGGCGGGCTGTCCTCGTGGATCCAGACCTCGGGCCCGTCGTAGCCGGCCTGGGCCAGGCTGGCGACGGCGGTCTGCAGGGTGGCCTTGGGCCGCGGGGAGGTCAGGACGGTGATGGCGAGATTGATTGGCATGGGGCGTTTTCCTGTTGGGATGAACCGCCGAGACGCGGAGACGCAGAGAATTAGACGGGGCAATTGTCGTCTTCGAGGGGCCCGCAACAGGCAATCGAGTGGCGGGTCGGCAGGTCCAGCAGCGTTGTCGGCTGGGCGTAGAATTGGACGGCGGCGGCGCGGGCAACGGCCTCGGTGCAAGGGGTGATCGCGAAAATCGACGACGGGCCAAGGTGCTTTTCGAAGGCGGGGCCGGCGTAGCGTTGGTGGCCCATCACTTCGACAATGGCCCAGGTTTCGGCGGGGGTTTCTTCCGGCATGATTGGTTTCCTTTCTCGGCGTCTCTGCGCCGCGGCGGTTGTCTTACACGGGCCGGGGGCCCATGCTACTTGAGGGATGAAAATAGGGCCTCCCAGGCTTCCCAGATCGGGCCCGGGTCGGTTAGTTTCTGGACGCGGGCGCGGGCGGCGTGGGCCATCTTGAGCCGGCGGGCGTCGTCGTGGTGGAGGAGGTTCAGGGCTGCGACGAAGTCGTCGGGGCCGTCGCATAGAAAACCGGTCGAGCCGTGGCGGACCATTTCGACCCAGCCGCCGCGGTTGTCAACGATCAGCGGGCAGCCGGTGGCCATCGCCTCCAGGCCCACGCGGGGCCAGTTCTCCAGGGCAGAGCCGCCGGGCTGGCAGTAGGCGTGCAACGTGGAGAGGAAATACTCGACGTTCGCGCCGAAGCCGCCAGGCGGATAGGTCAGGACGTGGGTCGGCGGTTTTCCTATGGCCTTTTCGAGCTTGGGCAGCCAGCCGAGGACCAGGGCCGTTTTCGGGTTGTCCACCGCGTCGAAGATCTGCCAGGTGTGGCGGCTGAACTTGTGGCGGTCGGGGCGGCTGATGCGGCCGAAACGGAACGCGTGGTTGGGGCCGCAGCGTTTTTCCGGACGGAACGGGAAATCATCGCAGCAAAAGGCCCCGGGGATCAGGTGGCCGTGTTCGGGGGTGTAGCCGTAGGGCCGTAGTGCTTCTTCGTGGGTGGTCCGTTGGAAGCGGGATTGAAAGACGTAGGCGTCGGCCGGGCCGTTTTGCTTGGCGTCTCGGCGGGTCAGGGGCAGCGGTTCGCCCATGCAATCGACCACCACCAGGCGGCACCAGAAGCGGCGCAGATCGGCGGCGTAGTGCTTGGTGGCGTGTTGGGAGCAGAACAGCACGGCGATCGAGCCGTGCAGATCGGTCAGGTGGGCCAGGTCGCTCAGGTCCTCCGGCGGCGGGAAGATTTCGCAGCCGATACCGCGGAGGCGGTCGACCCAGACGGCGGGGGCGGCCTGGTCGGTGACGACGGAGACCTCGAGGCCGTGTTCGCGCCAGAGGCGGAGCGTGTGCCAGATTTCGGTCTTGGCCCCGCCGATGTCGCCGGGGCTGCCGAAGAGAAAGACGGGGCGGTGCGTGGGCATACCAAAAGCCTCACGTCGCCCCCCGGCCCAGTTCAGACGAGATCAGGATAGCCGGTATCGGGCGGCGGTAGTAGGGGGGAGGGAGGAGGAAGTTTGAAGGGTGAAGGGTGAAGGGTGAAAGAAGAAGGGGCTGCCGGCATCGCCGTGGGTGGCGGGGCTGCAGGATCGCCATTTCCGGCGATGCGGACGTCCAGCCCGACGTTTTCGGCGGTAGGATCCTATCGCCGTCGGCGTCGGTGGCGGCCGACACTTACGGTTCCGGCGTGGTCACCAGGTTTCACCCTTCACCCTTCACCCTTCACCCTTCACCCTTCACTCTTCCACCCGGGGCATGTGCCCCGGCAGAGTCTTGCGGCGTGGTGTTGGTGCCAGTGGCAGGGGGTTCCGGTTTCGGTGCAGGCGCCGGCGGCGACGCTGAACAGGTCGCGGGGGCATTGTTCGCAGATTTGCAGCAGCCGGACGATTTCGCCGTTGGAGCGGGTCGCCTTCCCGTCGGCGACCAGTTCGGCAACGCAATCGGCCAGCGTCCGTTTTTCCCCCTCTTCATCCTTCGAACTTCTGACCGGGCAGCGGCGCGAGACCTTCTCCGGCGGGTAGGTGCCGAGGCGGGTGTGGCCGCAGTCGGGACACCTCAAGGCGTACAGCCGCGGGGCGTTGGGCTCGTCGATCGTCCGCAGCAGTTCGTATCGGCAGCGAGTCATGGGTAAACGGGCTCGATCGTTACCGTGGGCGGGAGGGTTCCGGTGCAGACGGAGCCGTCGTGGTTCTCGGCTCCGTATTTGGTCAGCGTGATCTTGTTGGTCGCCGGGTCGAGGTCGTATAGGCAATCGTCGGCGGTCCGGCTCGGGCCGCGGTAGCGGGCGATCGAGCGGCGGTAATACCAGTCGTCGGACAGGGAAACCAACAGTTCCCAATACCAGGGGGAGGCGGCCCCGACCTTTAGTTCGATGTAGAGGTGGGCAACGCGATTGATCCCGACGAGGTTCCAGGTGCAGGCGGACCCCACCGAATAGGTCCAGACGCAGGGCGCGTACTCGTTCGCCCGGGTGTTGAATCCCTCGAATGCCAGATCGAACAGGCCGGCCACGTTGGGGCAGTAGGCGCAATTGACGGGCGTCCAGCCGCCCGCGCCCAGGTCGAGTTCGAATGTGTGGGGCTGGCCGCAGCGAAACGTACAGTTGTGGCAGAGTCGGCCGCAGGGATACCAGCCGTGATGTTGGGCCATGGCCTTAGCAGTGTTGCTGGGTGATGCGGTATTTTCCGTCGTCGCCGCGGCGGGCGATGCCGCCGGCCCCGGCCAGGCCGTGGAACATCGCCAGGGCAACCCCGCCTGGCTGGTAGATCGTGATGCCGGCCCCGGTCGGGTCGGGGTGGAGGCCGTCCCAGTGGTCGATTACGGTAGCGGCGAAGTAGGCGGAATAGTCGAAGTCGACGTCGGCCGACCAGGTGATCTCCCGGGCCAACTCTTGGAAGTCGAAAATCTCGAAAACGGCCTCCTCGGGCCACAACAGCGCGATGCCGCGGCTTCCGTGGAGGGCGTCGGAGATCCGGGCGCGGCCGACCCGGTCGCCGCGGGTGTCGTGGACGGTAAACTCTTCCGACGTGTCGGTGGTCCAGGAGCCGGCCCCGCTCGGGTAGCGGGCGTAGGCGGTCGCCTGGCCACTCGTGAAGGTCGTCTTGAGTTCGAAGTGGACCGGTTGGGCGCGGCCCTGATTGAGCAACACGGTCGCCCAATACTGGCCGGTTCCATCAATTTCGATACTAAGAAGCTCGGCGGGGCCGTACTCGGCCGGGACGAGTTGGGTGAGGTCGGAGCCGTCGAACCGGGCCCGGTCGCAGTAGGCGGCGTAGGTGGGCGTCATATCGAGCCGGACGGGGCACGGGCCGGTGAACCAGGCCCGGCCGATCGAGCCGTCGGCGATCGGCTCGGCCAGGACGGCAATCGGTCCGTAGTGGGTCGCCGGGGCGTGGCCGGTCGGGATCGGCTGATTGCAGTAGGCCAGCAGGTTGTGTAGCGGGGTGATGGCCGAGGCGGAGACGGTCGGGCCGATCGCGAGAACATCAAAACGGGAGCGGTCGGCGCCGGAGTCGTTTTTGATCAGCGTGGTGGGGAGGCCGGATGTCGGAGGCTGGAGGCTGGAGGAAGGGGAGCGGGTCAGGCGGCGGACGGTTTGGCTCGTCTTCTGCCAGGTATTGAAGCAGTCGGCGGGGATCTCGAGCTTGTCGCCTTGTTTGACGCGTTTGCCTTCGTGGGCCATGACTCAAATCCCCAGGTTGGAAAAGTCGCCGTCGGGGACCACCTTGTTGACGATCACGGCAATCGGCTTCTTGATGAGGATATTCGCGGTCGCGTCGGTATCGGTCGCGTAGCGGGTCCAGAGGTAGTCCCAGCCGAGTTTGTTGATACCGGTAACCGTCCCGATCGTGTGGCCGGTGACGTTGGGGCTGGCCTCGAAGCTGAAATTGATGGCCCAGTCTTCTTCCCCGCGCTGGGAGCCGTCGGCCCCGTGGAAGAGCACCTCGCCGGCGTCGAAGCCGCGGAACGTGTCGTCGTTCTTGCAGCCGGTCAGGCCGTAGAGGGTGGCCTTATAGGCGTCGTCGACGGCCGAGGCGATAATATAGTGGGTTTCGGTCCAGGCGAATTTGGGCACGATGACGTCGCAGCCTTGGACCTTCCCCTCCTCGTCAACTCCGATCGCCTTCTGGAAATTCGGTGTCGGGTCGCCGGCGGGGACGTAGACCGTTTCGTCGTCGGCCTGAAAGCGGGTCTCGGTCCCGCCGCCGGTGGCGAACGAGTAGGACGATTCGCCGGTCGATTTGCGGGCGGTGTAGCCGTAGGAAACGGCCGCATTCCACAGGTGAGCCGTTCCGCCGTCGCCGATGTAGTCTAGGCTGGCCTTCTGGCGGACCAAGGAGAGGCCGCCGACGGTGACCAGGACCGGGGCGGCGGCCAGCAGGGCGAAACGGGCCGTCGGCTCGTCGTTGGTCCCGTGGACGTTGTAGCGGTAGATGGCTGACGATTCGGTCGTCGACCGGCTGTTGATCTTTTCGCTAACCGTAACGGCCATGGGGGCATCCAATCAAGCAAAGGTGGCGGCCAGGGCGGCGCGTTCGGCCATGGCGCGGGTACTCTCGGCGATGTCGGCCGTGTTCTTGGCGGTCTGTTCGGCGGCCTTCTGGGCGGCCGGCTTGTACTGGTCGCGGAACGCGTGAATAGAAAAGGATCCGCGGATGGAGTCGGCGGCGAGGCGGACGGCCTGGTCGACGCCGGCCAGGGCGTCGGGGGCGTTGCCGGCGGGGTCGCCGGACCCCGGGGCCTTCGGCGCTTCGTTGGCCAACGCGTTGGCCTTCGCGACGGCGGCCTCCCATTCGGCCTTGGCGTCGGCCAGGGCCTTTTCTTGTTCGGCGAGTTGCTTTGCTTGGGCGGTCTGGCGGCGGGCGTAGGCGCGGCGGCGGTTGTCTTCCAGCGCGTCGAGCGCGCCGGTCTTGTTGGCCTCGATCTCGGCTTGGCGGGTGGCGGCGTCCTTTTTGATCCTTTTTAGGTCGGCCTTGCGTTGGCCTTGGCGTTCTTTCCGGGCGCTGTCGTATCGGTCGTCGACGGCCTTCTTGCCCTCTTCCAACTCGAAGGAGTCGTCGACCAGGGCCATTAATTCAACGACCCGGTGGGAAATGAAGCGCTGCGTGGCCGTCCAGTTGTCGACCACGAAGCCGGAGAACTTAGCCCAGGCGGCTTGCATGTTGGCCGAGACGGTGGTCCAGGTCGATTGCATCCCATACCAGATTTTGACCAGGCGGGACGAGATCGAGAAATGGGCTTCGGTGATCACATTGGCAAAAAAATGCTTCCAGTCGGTGAGCCAGGCCTTGGTGGCGTTGATGCCGGCGGTGAATTCCATCTTGATGTAGGCCCAGGCGACGCGGACGGCGAGCCCGAGATCCCCGGCGGCAAAGGCTTTGCCGATCGCGCCGAAGGTGGTCGACGCCCGGCCGGCCAGTTCGGCGAACTTGGCCGAGATCCAATCGACCGCTTTGCCAAGCACGCCGGAGGTCTTGGCGAAATGGACCCCCAGGCCGACGATCGCGGCCACGGCCAGGCCGACCGGCGAGATCAGCGCGCCGATCGCGGCGGCGACCGCGCCGAGCACGGTCCCGGCGACCGAGACGATCGTGGCCAGGCCCGACAGGGCGAAGCCGGCGGCGGTGGCGATCGTCCCCAGGGCGACCAGGCCGGCCCCGATCGCCCCGACCGCGGCGGTTACCTTGGCGATGGTGACGACCAGGCCTTGATTCTTGGAAATCCAATCGGCCAGGCCCTTGGCGAACTTCTTGACCGAGACGGCGATCTTGGCCAGCGGCTTGGCCAGCGCGCCGCCGATCGCCCGGAAGGCGGCCAGGCCGGCCTCGCGGACCTGGCCGAAGGCGTGGGAGAGCGTCGCGGCCATCTTGGCGTAGGCCTCTTCGGTCGCCCCGGTCCGGCCGGCCATGGCGGCCGTGTCGGCGGCAAAACCCTTCAGGTCTTTCAGCGCCGGCAAAATACCCTTGATCGCGCGGATGTTGGGGAAGAGTTTTGCGATCGCGTCGGGCGGGAGTTTGGCAATCCGGGCCATCACGCCGGCCAGGCCTTCGCTTTCGAGCGTGGCCGAGGAGAGGTTCAGCCCCAGCGCGGCGGCGTACTGGGCGGCCTCCTTCGACGGCTTCAAGAACGACGTAATCACGGCGTTGACCGACGTCAGGGCGTTGTCGGTCTTGATGCCGTTGCGGGTCAGCGTGGCGATCATCGCGCCCAGTTCGTCGAGCCCCACGCCGGCCTGGGCTGCGATCGTGGTGACGTTGCCGATCGACGGGGCCAACTCCCCAAACGTAGTTTTGCCCTTCTTGACAATACTAAAAAGCCAATCCGAGACGTCGCCGGCGTTCTCGGCGGCCAGGCCGTAGGAGTTTAGAACGGTGGTGATCGCGTCGGCGGCGGTCCCCGTGTCGGTCATGCCGGCCTTGGCGGCGCGGGCCGAGACGGCCAGGACGGCCAGGGCCTTTTCGGCGGGGACGCTGGCGGAGAGGATGTCGTAAAGGCCCTTGCTGAGGGTCTCGGTCGATTCGCCGAATTCCACGGCCATGTCGGAAACGGCCGTCTTGAAGTGTTCGAGGTGTTTTTCCGGCTCGGCCAGCATCGTCGAGACGGCGGCCATTTGCGTCTCTAAATCGGCGAACGCCTTCGCCCCGATTACCAGCGGGGCCGACATGGCGGCCGAGGCGGCCAGCATCGACTTGCCCATGGCCGTGGCCGAGGCCCCGAAGCTCTTGAGCTTCTTGGACCACATGCGAAGGCCCGCGGCGGCCTTGCCGTCTTTGAGGTACAACTCGATGAAGGCCGCCCCGGCCTTGATGGAGGAAGCGCTAACCATGGCGGAAGTTTGAAGGGTGAAGGGTGAAGGGTGAAGGGTTGATTGATGATGGCCGATTGATGATTGATGATTGTTGAAGTGGGAAGGGCGGCGTTTCGCGTTCTTCCTTCGTCAATCGACAATCGGCAATCATCAATCGTCAATCCGTTCCTGGGCTATCTCCGACCATCACGCGGCGCAAGACGTCCCAGTGGGCCTTGCAGGGCGGGTGGTAGTCGTCGGGCTGCGGTCGTTCGGCCGTCGGGTTCATCTGGCTCGGGGTTACGCAGTCGCTTTTCTTCGCGCAATTGCAGTTGTGGAGCATGGCCAGCAGGTGGGCCGTCCGGTTCCAGTCGTGGGCTACTCGGGCGTTGGTGGCGGTGACGAGATCGCGGAAGGTCCATCCGGCGGGGTCGACTCCGATGATTCCGGCACACTCGGCGACGATTCGCCAGGGGTCGAAAGGATCTTGTCGATCTCCTCCTCCGTCTTGGCTAGCTCGGCCTCCATCCGCTGGTCCATCTTCGGGCTCTTGAGGATCGAGGAGGCGAGTTCGATAGCCTTCGCCTGATACTGCTTGTGCTTGGCGATCGTCTCCAGCAGGACGGCCCTCTTGGGGCCCGGGAAAAAAAGCGCGAGGGCCTCGAGAAAGGCGTCGGTGGCGGCCTGTAGCGCGTCGCCGGCCAGGGCCTGGCCGAATTGCTCGTCGGTCGTCTCGCCGACGCCCGGCTCGACCAGGACCCAAAGGACGTCGACGAACGCGACCGGGTCGAGGGTGAGACGCTGCAACAGGTCGGAGGTCAAAACCTCCATCAGGTCGACGTCGAGCCGGGCGCGGACCCGGCGGACGTCGGCCACGGTGATCGAGACCGTCCACTGGCGGCCGTTTTGGTCGGTAAAGCTGGACATTATGCAAAACTCGTTGAAGGTGTGGGGATGGCGGAAAATGCCTCTTCTCCGGTCCTTCCCCTCCCCTGGTCGGTCGGGGCCTCATTCACTACCCGGGCGGGATGCCGTAAGCGGCTCGGGGCTTCGGAACCGGCCCGGCTTCGGTTCGGTCACCAGTCAACCAAAATCAACTGGGGATGAAGTCGCTATCGAGGAGGATGCCCAACTTGAACGTGGCCTCGACGGTGGTCGAGAGGTTCGAGGCGACCACGTTGACCACGTCGACGCCGGCCAGCGGGTTGGTCAGGCCCATTTCGTCGGCGTAGAACCAGGCCTCGTTGGGCAAGAGAAGCTGGTTGTGGACGTCGCCCTGGTCGCCGGACCCGTCGAACGACTTGAACAGGCAATGGCCGCCCTTGTCGCAGTGGGCGGCGATCGCCTTGATTTGGTCGCCGTCGAAGAGCATGTCGACGTTAGCGCAGGGGGCCAGGTAGACCGTAGCGTCGTCGGGCGTGGCGGGCAGGGCGGTCCCGGACCCGTTGGCCAGGACGTAGTCGTAGTTCGACCCGTTGGGCGTAACGGAAACGACGTCGCAGCCGTAGCGGCACTGCAGGACGCCGTCGGCGTACCAAAACAGGTCGGCCCACTGGCCGGCGGAAATGTAGGTCTGCGTGGCGACGGTTACGGTCTGGGTGCCGTAGGTCCAGGTTACGGACTCCTTGGCGACCGGCAGCGTCAGTTCGGCCGATTGCTGGGCCCCTTCGGTCCGAATGAGCGTCGATTGAATCGAGAGGCCCCCGATCTGAATGACCGAGGACATGGTGGCATTGGCCATCGTGATGGCTCCTTGTGTTGGTGGTTATCCGCCGCTGGCCGGGACGTAGTCGTTGTCGAGCAGGACGGCCAGCTTGAGTTTGGCGGTGGTGGTGGTGGAGAGGTTCGAGGCGACCACGTTGACCACGTCGTCGCCGGCCAGCGGGTTGGTCCGGCCCATTTCGTCGGCGTAGAACCAGGCCTCGTTGGGCAACAGAAGCCGGTTGTGGACGGCCCCCTGGTCGCCGGACCCGTCGAACGACTTGAACAGGCAGTGGCCGCCCAGGTTGATGTGGGCGGCGGCGGCCTTGATTTGGTCGCCGTCGAAGGCCAGGTCGACGTTGGCGCAGGGGGCAAGGATCGGGCTGATGCCGTAGGTGTCGTAGGAGTATTGGGTCGGCAGCGAGTCGCCGGACCCGTTGGCTAGCGTGACGTCGTAGTTGTCGCCGTTGGGCGTGATGGAAACGACGTCGCACCCGTAGCGGCAGCCCCAGCCGCTGGTGGAGCTATACCAAAACACGTCGGCCCAGTCGCCGGCGGCGATCGCGTCGTCGTCGGCCACGGTGATCGTCGACGTGGCGGCGGTCCAGTTGACGGCCGCCTTGGCGACCGGCAGCGTCAAGGCGGCGGCGAGTTGGGCGGACTCGGTCCGGATAATCGACGACTGGATCGAGAGTCCGCCGATCTCGATTACCGCGTTATGGGTGGCGTGGGCCATCGGGTGGGCCTCCTATGTCGGGGCTCAGACCCAGGCCGGCGCGCGGGTGCTGTAGGTCGGCTTGGCGGTAACCGTGACAGTAACCGCCTCTTCCAATTGCTCGTTTCGGGAGAAGTTTGAGATCGTGAAATCGGCGTCCAGGCCTTGGCCCGCGCCGGCGACGTCGTCGAGCACCGCCAACGCAACGGCCGTGTTGTTGAACCAGGCGGCCTTGATGGCGTTGAAGGCGGCGTTGGCCGGGTCCCAGACCATTTCGAATTCCACGCTGCCCTCTTTGAGCGTGGAGACCATTTGCCGCCAGCCGTTGGCCCCGCGGGTGGTGACGTCGGCCTCGGCCTTTTCGAGGTTAAGCGTCACGTTGCGGACGTTGTCGACCAGGTTGGCCGCCGTGGAGCCGGCGGTGCCCCAGTAGAGCTTGCAGTCGAGTCCTAAACGGTATCCCATGTGTTTTCCCCTTGTGTTAGGTGGTTGGCAGCAACGCGGGGAAAACGCGGGGTTGGGCGGTTCTTCTCGGCGGTTGGGTGGTTTGGGTCAGTAACGGACGGAGCGAGCCCAGAACTTGGACAGTCGCGGGCGGATCTTCTCCAGGGCAGTCGACATGAACGGGCGCTCGGGGTACTGGTCGCCGCGGAAACGTTCGCCGTGTTCGTGGGCGGCCCCGGCGCGGCCGATGATGCGGTAATCGGGGCCGACGAGGCCCCAGGTCTTGGCCGCGTTGAGGTAGTAGAGGATCGACGTTTTCAGCCGG